GGAGACTATCACTTCGTCTTCAAGATCGCTCTCAATTGTAAAGCCAAATGATTGCAGTAGTGCACAGGTTGCTTTGCCGAAACGATGTGTTCTGAAGCAAATGAAGTCAGCAATGAGACTGTCGTTATCTGTGTGGGTTTGACAAGGATCCCCAAAAATTACCCTAGGATTAAGCGCCTCCCAGTCCCCTTCAGTGTACTCGTCCACAATGATGAAATCAGAAGGCCCCTGCCCACGATACTCCTTAGCAGGAAGTATTCTTCGGCCTGAGAGGTTGACAGGGTCTGCTACTCCAAAAGTGTATGCAGTGAAGATTGTGGAACGGCTAAGGAGCCTCCGAATCAAGCTAGATTTCCCCGCACCAGGAACGCAGTGTACGACAAGAGCCCCTCGATTCACTCTAGCAATACGCGAAAAACCAGAATTTTCTAATTCACTCAATACAATATCCATATAATACACACAAAAGCTATTCAATAACTATAGCTAAAACCTAAGCTAAAACAATTTTTCCACCACTGCTACTAAATTGTGGAATTCTCAAAGAGTTCTTTGACATCGGACTTCAATAAATGTTTATTCTTGACTACAGTCCGAACGCACAGGTAATGGTTCATGAGCTCTTCCTCATCCATCCTCATTGTGGCCTCTTCCCCTTTGCAGTAGGCATAGGAAACCTCAATAGCATAATTGTCAATACAATTAGCCAAATTGTTCTCCTCAGTTGCGATGCACATCCTTTCCAGCACCAGTTGTGGTTTCTTAAAGATCCCAATAGGCGAGAGATTCCAACCACAGAAAGTCGGCTTATCTGTGAAACATACTTTCGCTTTGAGGTGCAACTTTTCAAGGAACTCACTGTATTCCTCACTAAGCCTTAACCTCCTTGAAGCACACATGTCATCACCTGCAAAGCAAATAGACTCTTTCCCTGAGATTTCATAGCGCATGAATGTGAAGAGCATATTCGCCATGGTGTTGAAGAGGAACGTACTTGCTTCCCCGGAGAACCTCATTATTGCAAAGTTCCCTAGCTTTGATCCCAAGTGGGTCTTAATGAAGGTATAATCATTGATTAGATCACTAGGCAGTCCTAAGTACCTCATCAGGCTCAATTCAAAAGCCATCACAAATTCATCCTGACTTGCGTCAAAAGCTTCATAATCGGACTCAGTGCAGATACCTGAGAAATCATTCATCTTGACCCATTGTTCCAACTCAGGGAGTCCCTTGCCACTATGCACATAGAAATTCTTTGGGAGGACCTCGAATAATTCATTTCAATGTACCTCATGTAGGGTGCGAATCTACAGAGGACTTCATGTTGAAAGCAAACTATTGATTGTGCTGCTTTGGCCTCGCAGAACCTCTTCTCAAATTTTGTACAGTGCTGTGATTTGATGAAGACTAGACCTGAGTCAATTAGCCAATCTCTGCAAGATCTACCAGAATGGTTCTCAATAATTGCACCACTTTTGCTCACTTTTTTGTTGAAGAAATCATTCTTTGCCTTATCCATGAATGTTGGGTTATGCTGAGCACGTAGAGGCACATGTTTCAAGAAGAGCTTGAGCATTGCTTCCCCAAATGGGAGGGCATCACGCAGTTTGGCCATTTCTTTGGAAGGGTTTGAAAAAGTGAGACGCTTGCGCACGGCCATTAGGAAGGTTGCAGTATCATTGTTCCTATGCCTAGGGTAAATTGCGGCGTATCTTTCAGCAGCATTGCTGAGAATTCTCCCGCGATTTTTGCTGTACTCCTCCGGGAACTGCTCGCTTCGGACACCTTTAATCCACCTTTCCCTCGCCTCTTTGAGCATCAAGCGGTCAACCCAAGCGCTCCTTATGCTTTCGAGATCACATCTTGGCAAGTGAGTCTTGAAGTTGATTGCAGGTTCTATGGATTTTTGAATTTCTGCAACCTCCTTATCTTCCTCCTGCAACAGCTCGAC